CGCTCGTACAGGCCGTCGTTCAGCGCGTCGTCGAAGGTGGTGCGGTGCAGCGCGTAGGGCACCTTGCCGGCGCGGATGTCGTTGACCAGCTCGTTGAACGGGTTGGCGTCGCCGTTGTGCGAGGACAGCAGGCGCACCTTGCCGCCCCAGATCAGCATGGCCAGCGCGGCCTTGAGCAGGCCGTCCAGATCGTCGTGGAAGGCGGCCTCGTCGATGGTGACCTTGCCCTGCTTGCCGCGGATCGAGCGCGGGCGACTGGAGAGCGCGAGGATTTTACGGCCAGAGGCGAAGTCGATGCGGAAGGCCTTGATGGCCACCCCCTCATCCTCGTAGACGCACTCGCCCATGGTGCTGGCGGCGAAGTCGAAGGCCTTGGCCCACATGGCGCAATCGTCGATGTACTCCCGCGTCATGTCCTCGGAATAGCCGATATACAGCGCATCCATGGCGTTCTCCGCCGGCGCGGCGGTAAGCACGGCGTCACAGGCATCGCACCAGGACGCGCCGATGCGGCGGGATTTCTCCCACACCGCGACGTCGGCGGTTTCGGATACCCAGCGCTGCTGGTAAGGCAGGAGGACGGCGGGGGTGGTATTCATTTAATGGTCAGGCCGCGATGCCCAGAATGCCCTTGCGGATGGTATCCAGCGCCTCGGCCGACAAGCCGCCCTTCTTGGCGATCGCCTCCACCGCATCGGCGGCGGCGATGGCTTTCTCGCGCACTTCGGCCTGCCATTGCTTCTGCTTGACCGTGGCGTTGGACAGCCTCGCCACCATCAGGCCGATGTCCTTGATCGAGGCGCCTTCTTCCATCTTCACCAGGGTATCGAACGCTTTCTGCTGCACCAGCCGGATCAGCGCGTCGTTCATCGCGCCGGAATCGTCGGGGATCGCGTCGGTGATGGCCCTGGCCTGCTCGGTGGCGATGCGGATCGCGGCGAGCCGGTCCTCGAACGCCTGCCCGTAGCGGTGAATGGCGGATTTGCTGATGTCGTAGCCGCGAGACTTCAGCTCGGCTTCGAGCTGCTCATAGCCGCTGAAGTTGCCATCGATCAGCGCCTGGTCGAGCCACGCCTTGACCGATGCTTCCAGCCGCTTGATCTTGCTGCGCGGGGCCATGATCAGGCCCAGTATTTGGCAGGCCGCGCGATGCCGGGATCGACGTCGACGGTGTACTCCGCCAGATCCACGCCGTGGCGGGACAGCTCGGCGACCCAGTGGCCGCTCGGCTCGCGGGTGATTTTCACCAGCTCGCGTTCCTCCAGGTAGTCCAGCTCGCGACGCACCTCGACGGGCGTGGCGTCCGGGCTGATGGCCTGGACTACCGACAGGATCAGCTCCTCTGCCGCGCCGATCGGGCGCGCGTTATTGAGCGTCAGGATGATATTCCAGCGCATCATCTCGCGCCGTGCCTTGGCTACATCCACCATTATTTCCCCCCGTCGATTCGAATCATCTTGACCTCGTTCATCAGCGCGTCCATGCGCGCTTCCAGCACCGACTGGTTGCGGATCGTGTCTTCGCGCCGGGTGTACAGGTTAGGCAGATCCCCGCGCATCAGCAGCATTTCCCGGTCCGTATCGCGCGCCAGTTTCTCGATCTTCATGAAGCGCATTTCCCAGTGCTCCTGGGCTTCCGTGCGAGCGACTTCCTGTGTGGCGAAGCGCTCGTCCAGGCGTTTGTCAAATTGGTTGACCAGCAGCTTTCCGAAGGCCCATACGGTGGCGAAGAACAGGAACAGCAGACCGACCAGCCAGGTGAAATCAATTTGCAGCGTCATTTTCCGTATTTCTCCCAATCTTCCTGGCAGCTTATGCAGCGGGTGCAGCCCTGTATCGACAGGCGGCGCGCCTCCGGGATGGCGTCGCCGCAATCGGCGCACTCGCGCGCGGACGGCGCGGCGGGGGTCACCATGATGGCTTTGGCCTGGTTGTGCTCGTATTCTGCCAGCTCAAGCTCCTGGGCGCGGTCTTCCGGCGTCATGATTCATTCCAGATCAGGCCCTCCCTTTCGGGGGAGGGCGGTTGTTACGCAGTAACGCGATTGAATCAAGCTTGCGGCGCAGGGGAAGCGGCAGGCGCCTTGAACTTCCCGACGGATCGCAGGCCGTTTACCACCAGCGTAGCGACGGAGGTCAGGGCAGGCACCATCGGCTGAACGTCGCCGACGACAGCCTCCACCAACGCGATAGCGGCGTCGAACTTGGCTTTGCCGGTACTTTCCGGCATCAGTTGCTCGACGGCATGGATGGACGAAATCATGGTTTGAATGAGGAGCATGTAGTTCATTTTTACTTTCCTTTGCAGTTGATGTGAATGAAAAAACCGTCTACCCGGTCATCCCATGAGGTTGTCGGTCGGTCTGTCCGGGTTGGGAGCGTCAGGATTTCCGCCCCTGGGCGGCAATCCCACCTTGGTGCTGGTGGCGGCGGTGAGGTAGGCGTTGAGCAGGCCGCCAGCAGCGGCAATGCCAGCGGCAATAGCTTGCAGGTCTTCATGGCTGACTCCCAGATTCGGCATGAATGCGGCGACGGCGCCCAGGATCACCAGCAGCGCGTTGGCGGCAAGCTGGCGGTTTTTCCAGGTGGCGGGATTGGCGAGCGACTCGCCCGCGTTGATGGCGCGGCCCGCGGCGAACAGTTTTTCAAGCATGAGCGGTCCCCTGTGGTGATCCGGGCACGACAGGCAAGGTCTTGCCCGCCTTGAAATCCGCCAGCGTCAGGCCGCCGGTGTACTGAAAGTGCGGGTATTCGCGAAAGCGCTTCCATCGCCCGGCCCATTCCAGGCCCTGCGCCTCGCCCAGCTTGCCGATCGTCTCCCACAGTTCCGCGTCCGCGCCAGAGGTGCTCCATACCGGCTTGCCGTCGCGCAGCGGCACCACGTCGAAGGCCACGTGGAACTGGTGGAAGGATTGCCCGGCGCGGGCATCGGTGACGATGTATCCGGGCGCGCCGCGGCCTTGCGCATACAGCGCGTCCTGCGCCTCGCCGTCGCGGTAGGTGCAGGTCACCAGCAGGTCGATGCCGATCTCCTTGCACGCATGGATCAGGTCCAGCGCCTTGATCTTTACGGGCAGCAGCAGGTCGTCGAGTTTTCGGGAGGTAATCATGCCGCCATTGTGGCGGGCGGGCCGGGGGAGATTAAGGCGGAAGCCTTTCCGGAAAATCAAAACCCGGCGCGAGGCCGGGCTAGAATAGATTACGCAAGCGCGGTTAAGGCGTCAACCGCCTTTCGATTTCCTCCGCATCCTGCGCGGCGAGCTTTAGCAGGTCCTGCATGGCGGCGATGAGATTGCCGACATGATTGATTTCACCATAGGCGTCGCTTCCGGCTGGCAAGGACATCAGCGCGCACGAAGCCACGGCACTGGCTGCGCTGATGCGGACGTTGAGGTCGTACATGGCGCTGGGTATCATTGCACGCCTCTCTTGGCGTCGCGCGCCAGCGTGCCTTGTTTCGGACCCTTGGCGATCTTTCCGGCCTTGCGGGCGCGGAACAACATGGTGGAAACCGTGTCTTTGGGCACGCCGGTCCGTTCGGAGATTTCAGCCGGCATCCAGCCCTTGTCGCCCAGATCCAGCACCTGAGCGCGGATTTCGTCGCTGTAGTGCTGGCCGTTGGAGTGGCCTGCTTGCAGCGCTGCTTGCGGATCACCCTTGCCTTGAGTTAGGGCCAGATACTCGCGCACCGTGATCTGCATGGGCTTGTCCAGCATAGCGTTGAGGTCGGTGGGCGTCAGGACTTCAGGAAGCGCGGGCGCTTGCGGTGCGGATAAAGTGCCGGTCGCCAGAGCGTCGAAGGCACGAATGACCTTGAGGAAGAATGCCGGGCTGATCCAGGTTGCGTAGGCGTAGATCAGCTCGCGGCAACCGAAAGTCCCAGTTTTTTGTTTCGTCTCAATAGCCCTAATTTGGCTTATTTCAATTTCATCAATTAGGTCTTTTACTTGCTGAGTGCGAAGCCATTTAGATGGGATATGTCTTGGTTGACCACCAGCGGCCTTGTGCAGGTCATTCAGACAGAATCTTTCATAACTATCCGACCGGATAGTTTTATTGGCAATGATTATAGGATGATTCATTTTCTTGCTCCTTATCAGGGAACCCACGAAGGCAGTGGGCGGCCAGGTGCTGATAACCGGCAAGAGTCGGCGGGGTTATTTCCGTGCAAGCACGGTCTTGTATTCCCCCACACCCGGCCATAAGAAACTACGGACGTAAAAAAACCACAACTTTCGGGCGCGGTCTCCGCTCTTGCTATTCGTGTTATCAGCACTTGCGGCGGATTTTGCGCCTGTCTTTATTTCTTTGTCAACCTGTGGCTATAGTCCGGCTTCAATCTCGAATCGGCTCCATAACTCATTCGTAGGTCAGAAAAGTGCGACTTGCCTGTCATCTTCTTCCTTGACGCCGAGGATGTTGCGGATATGGCGTTCGGTCATTTTGTATTTCAGCGCCAGCTCGCGGTGGGTCAGGCCTGCCGCGCGGTCGGCGCGGATGCTGGCGCGGAACGCGGCGCGGGTGGCGGCGACGGCGCGGGGGATGTCCATGTGCATCTCGCCGCCGTATTCGGCCGCCAGTTTGCGCGCCGCTTCGAGGCCGATCAGCCTGGCCAGGTCGTGATCGCCGTCCACCGTCTTGGGCACGTAGAGCCGCACGCCGCCGTAGGTCTCGACGATGCGCAGGGTGCCGGCCAGGCCGATCAGGCTGGCGAACTCCTGGAGGATGCCGGGGAGGTAGCGCGCTTCGATCATTTGGCCTTGTACCGGATGGTGCGCGCCAGGACGCCGCTGACTTTCCCGAGCTGCCCGGCGGTGAGGAATTCGAACTTTTCGATTTCCGGGAAAATGCGCCGGGCGACGCCGTAGGCGTAGCCCCAGGGTTTGCCCAACTGGCCGAGCTGCCAGGCGATCTTGCGCTCGATGCTGGCTTTGTCCTGGGCGAGCGGCTTGTGAGCCTGGCCGGGGCGCTGGCCTCGTGGCGCGAAGCCGAGGATCCTGAGGCGTTCGAGCAGCAGCTTTCGTCCGGCCGCGTCCAGATCGGCGGCGCTGCGCTTGCCGAACATGGCTTGCAGCAGGTCGCGGTATTCGTCCTCGCTCATGCCGAGCCGTTTCCAGCCGATGTGGATTTTGGCGAGGTCGGCGTTGCGCTGGGCGAGGCTGGCGTCAGTGGCTTTCATGCCGGCCTCCCGATACGGTATTTCCAGATATTCCCCTGCCGCTTGCAGACGATGGCGACGCCGTTGGCGCGCAGCTCGGACACGATGGCGCTGACGGCGCACACGCGGGCCTGACCGATGATGTCCAGGGTGGAATGCTCCTGCCCGTCGGAGAGCACGTTCAGCACGCGCTGCAGGCGCTGGCTTCTGTTGAGTTTGGCTGATTTCATGGTTTCCTCGGCTGCTCGTCAGTAC